GTTATGTCCAACAGCAGTATTAAAACGACCTGTAGTGTTAGCATCTAAGACATTAGTACCTACAGCTACGTTTCTATCGCCTGTAGTGTTTGACGATAAAGCACTTGTTCCTACGGCTGTGTTGTTATCGGCTGTTGTGTTAGCTATTAATGCCGCCCTTCCTAAAGCTGTATTAGAAGCACCTGTAGTATTGTTTAACAATGAAAAAGAACCAAAAGCTGTATTGTCATTAGCGGTTGTTAGCGCTGATAATGCACCATAACCAACACCAGTATTATCCGTTCCTGTTGTCATAGCATCTGCTGTCAAAGAACCTACAAAAGTGTTCTGGTCGCCTGTAGTCAAAGCAGTAGCCGAATTATGTCCTATAGCAACATTATTTTGTCCACCTGATTCAACACTATCTAAAGCTGTATCACCTAAAGCTACATTTTGTGTACCAGTAGGATAATTTCCGTCTAGTTTTATTGTTCCACCGTCAACAGATACGTTACCGCTAACTGTTAGGGCAGTTGCCGCACTTGAAGATCCTATGCTTACACCATCAATAGTGCCGCCGTTGACATCAACTGTGTTATTGGCCGTGATAGAGAAGGGCATAGTAATCCAGGCATTGTTCGCACTGTTTCTTAGTTTTAAAAGATTATTGCCTGTATCTATCCACCACAGATAAGCATAGGTGGTACTAGGTGCGGAAGATCCGCTATTGTTTGAAGATATGGCCAGTGCCATATTGTTGATGTCTGCTCTGACTGTAGCACCAGAGGCATTAGCTATAACGTAATCATGTTGTGCCATCTAAAACCCACCTTTACAAGTTATAAATTCTGTAGAAACGACCGTAAGTTGCATATTCATATTGTCAATATCCTCTAGCTAGATAGTATGCAGTCCTGGAAATACCAGTGCCGCTTGCGTTGTAAAATCTTAATGTAAATCCTGTAGCAGAACTGCTTGTTATTTCATAGTAATCACCTGTAGCCATATCATTAGCAGTTATAGCTATTTGTGGCGTTGCCAAGAATGGTGTTGCGTAAGTGAAAGCGGTACCACTTGCATTTGTTGTTCCTGTTTCTGATTCAAATCTAAAATAAACCTCTGCTTTAGCTACTAATTGTGAAATGTTTATCTGATGTGTTGTATCACCAGTAGTACATTCAACTTTAAATTTATGACCTCTGCCGTAATAATTACCAATGGTAAATTCTTGGTAGGCTGACCAGGTTGCGGATCCGCTTGCAGGATCATCATTAGTAGATGCTATAAACAATGTAGCGTTAACATCATCAAATGTATTTGCATCTATAGAATCCCAGGTATCTATATTTCCTGCTCTGTTATCCCATATATCTGACGTGGCAACCGTAGCAAATGTCACGCTTCCTGTTAATGTGGCTGACATAACGCGCGTTAGATCTATTTTGTCTGCAAATTCGTAAGATCCTGACGTATCAACACCACCAATGGAGTCAAACAAGCCCCAGGTATCAATATTTTCTGTTTTACTGTCTATTAATGTATCAGCTTCAAATTTAAGAACACCGCTATCAGCGTCTACAACCATGTTTGTTTTAGTTCCTGCAAATGTTGTATCAGTTATAGTTTGCTGTGTACGTTTATCTAAGACTGATGCACTGACTGTATTAACGATTGATTTTGCACTAACAGATTTATTGCCTGTAGAGTCAACAGCTTTGATTAAATAAGTTCCAACCAATAAGGGCATAGATACAGAGTTAGAAGATCCTGGAACGTCAGATCCAATTTTTAGTGACTGCCCCCAGGTTGCGCCGCTTGTAGCTACGCTGTGTCTTATTTCAAATGTGCCGCCAACTTTTACATCTAAATCTGTGGTCGGAGTCCAGGACAAATTAGCTTGTGTACTTTCTGCTCTTAAATAAAAGTTTGTTACGTTGGCAGGTGCGGCACTTAGTCCTGTAATTTCTGCTGTAGTGGTTGCATAAGCTGATTTTATGCCTGCATCGTTGACCGCACGTACTCTAAAATCATAATTACCTGGTGCTATATCAAAGAATTCAAAGAAAGTACCAGTTGCGGATCCTAAACGCTCAAAGTTTGTAGCTTCTGATGTAAGTTTATATTCAACCTCATAACTTTCTATGTATATGCCCAACGCTTCCCACTCAGTATTAGATTGCGTCACCCAGGACAATACTGCTTTTGCTTTAACACCTGAACCTGCTGTGGTAGATATTAATGATTCAACTACGCCTGTAATACCAGGAGGGTTTACGGCAGGTAGTATTGAAGTTCCTTTAGCGTTTAACAAAACGGTTGTGTAGTTGGACATAAAACCTGCTGTGTTAACTGTTCTCACAGCAAATTGATAAACATTGGGATCTAAATTATCTATTGTGAATTGCGTACCTGTTACCGTGCCTGCTTGTATGTAGGTTTTACCAGATGCACCTTGAATATAAGCAACTTCATAATGTTTTATATAAGGTGTAGAAGGTGGCGACCAGGATAAACTGATTCTATTTGTAACTTTAGGATCGTTAAATAATAAACTTTCACTAGCGGTTAGATTAGTAGGTTTACCGACAACATCAAGGGCAGGCAGGGCAGTGTTAGGGGCTGTATCAAATGTTTTTGCTGTGCCTACTGTGTAAACGTCCGCGTCATATTCTCTAGCCACAATAGATACTTCGTCATTTGCTTCTATCCCAACTTGTATGACTCTAAATAGTTTGCCTGCGCCACTGTTCAAACTGGACCAACCAGGAGCATCTAATTTTATGTATATGACATCGCCTACCTCTGCCAACAAACCTTCTTGTGTTGTATTAAATTCAATAACTATGTTTTGCCTGCTTTGTTTTAAAACTTGTTCAGCAATCATTTGAGCTTGGTAATAATCTGCTGTGTAGGGCAGTTCTATTTTTCTTTCTAAAAGCAAATTATTATCTTGTGTTTTATATGTGCTACTTTCTGAATATACAAAATCTGCTTGCCATTCATTGTCAGGGTTAAAAAAGTTTGCTTGCACTCTGTTAGCTAAACTAGCTTTACCTGGCAAAGTAATATTGAAATTTGGCATTATGTTTGATTCATCAAATGTCAAAGATGCGCTTTCTGGTTTATCAATAACTAACTTATAAAAACCTCCGCTAAAAACTAACATACCTCTACAAGATGTCAGCATCTTATTAAGTATGTCCATGCTAGATTCGCCAACCGTAACAACACCATTCATAGTAAATCTTTTTTGTGTAATCGTGGTGCCGTCATCTTTAGTGATAGTTATTTTTTCATCACAATAATTTGCGGCCGCTTCAAATGATGTATTGCTAATTTGACTGGATGGGATGCCTTTGCCATAAGTTGTATTTATCAAATAGTCTCTAATACATAAGGCAGGGTTATTACTGTAACGATCAATAGAAAAAGCGGTTCCAGAATAGGTATTTCTAGTGTCTTCAACAACTTTACCTAAAACATCAGCGTTAATTGTTGGTACACCAGATCCCCATACGTCCGTATCAGCTTCTAGCCTGAGATAAAGATAGGCTACACCGCGTAACCTATAATCTGCATTCCATTCAAATGGCCTACCATCAGAACTAGCAGTGGCCATCAATTCTGCATCTGCGGCTTGATTTGCTTCTCCTCTGTGTACGCTCACATAGGCTTTACCCTCAAATCTAGGATCCATCTGTGGCCAGATCTCAACATTATTTGCGTAAACTTTCTTTATTGCACCTACAGGACCTTCACATAATGCAATAACCATATTTAAAAATTCGTTAGGCATTTGCCCATTAGGGTAATCGTCATTTGCATCTATATAACCAGGTGAAGTTGACACAAATACTTGAACACCACCAATACGCCTTGCACCGTAAACTACTGGTAGAGGAGCAGAACTAGATCTGCTATTACTTAGTACGGTTGCGCCTTGCTGTGCTAAACCAATTTCAGGGATCTTAAATAAACTATTTACATAACTGCCTGCTGAGTAAAAGAAAGCGGCGGCGGCGACATAGCCTATGACTTGTTGGCCTACAATGCTTGCACCTGCGGCCCAAGCTAGTCCTGCAAAAAACCTTACTACACCTGCTACAAAATTGACTGCCGCGCCCATTAGCTAACCCTCAATGCCCAATTATAAAAATTGAAATCCAATATCTTTATTACAGAAGTTTTACCTTCTTCTGGAACTGATAAAACACTTGTACCCATGCAAATATGGCCCATCTCAAATGCTTCATCATGTACTATCAAAATATCACCAGTCCTGGCTAACTTAGGCGGTAGCCTGGTTGCATTAAGTTCTTGAACTATGCCATCAGTAAAAGTGTATTTTTGTTTTTTATTAAATTTAACTGCACCTAATTTAGTTTTGTATTTGCCATATATCATTTTTAAAACATCTTTGCCCCAAACTTCATCTAAATATTTTAGAACTAAGGTGTTGCAGTCATTAGTACCCCAGGCAAATGGTGTATGCAGTTCTTTTTGTGCAAATTCCACTGTTTCTAAATCCTTCATTCTGCTACTGCTAATTTTATGTTTTCTTGCGGTTTAGCCGCACTGATGCTCATTGTTGTATTTTTTTTGCCACCTCTTGCCGCGCTACTAGCCTTCACTGGTAGCTTTACATAAGTGTAGGCACCTCCACCAACAGCAGTTGAAGTAGCGGTAGTGGCTACGATTACTGTAAAACTGTTTGCATTAGGCACACTTGCGACCGTATGTGTTTTGTTTAGATCTGACGCAGGTATACCGCCAACATCTGTGCAACCTATAATTGTTACAGTATCGCCTGCGGCCAATCCATGTGCAGTGTGGTGAAAGGTGACAGTCGTGCTTCCTGATGTGGTTGCTACAAATGGGCTATTGGGTGACAAACCATCTATAGTAACTCCGTCACCTCCACCGTTATTCACTGTACTGGTTACTGTATCTGTAACTGTGATATTTACAGCATCATTACTTTTTATAGACGCTACTGTTTTTGTCCCGTTTATGCTTGTATCTGCAACACCGCCAACTGCG